GGTACGCAGGTTCTAGATTCAAAATAGATGGCGGAGAAGTAAGAGTGTTGAATGATGATGAAGTCATTGCAACAATTAATGACCCGAATGATATTTTGCACCATTACTAGGAGGACTAAATGGCAGAACAAAACACAAATCCAGAAGTTGAAATAGATACATCTGGTGTTAATGAAGAAACAATAACAGTAGATGCTCCAGAAGTATCCACTGAAGCTTTTGAAAAAAAACAAGAAGTTGATCTAGGTTATGTAGATGTTAGTGGTGGTGGTAATAAAACTGCTAAGGAACTTTTACAGGAAACTAAAGAAAAAGAAGAACCAAAAGCTGAACCTAAGTTTGAACAAGTAGAAGAAAAAGAAGAAGAATCAGGTCTTCAAGATTATTCTGACAAAGTTCAAAAAAGAATAAAAAAATTAACTTTTCAAGCTAAAGAAGCAGAACGTAGAGAAAGAGCGGCTGTTGATTATGCTAAAGGTTTAAAAGATAAATATGAAAGTGCTGAGAAGAAATTCGAAGAAACTGATACTAATTATCTTAACGAATATAATGCTAGAGTTGATTCAGAAAGAGATAAAGCAAAAGCTGAGTTGAGAATAGCATTAGACTCTAACGATGCAGATCAAATTATGGAAGCTCAAGATAAGCTTACTAAATTGGCTGTAGAGAAAGAAAAAGTTTCGATGTCTCTTGCTGATAAAGAGTCTAGAAAAAAACAAATAGAATCGCAACCTGTTGAACAAACGGAGGCTCCACAACCAAGAATTAGCACTAGGGCTCAAGAATGGGCTACTGATAATGAATGGTTTGGATCTGACAGAGTATTAACTTCTGCTGCTATGGGAATACATGAAGACCTTTTGCAGGAGGGAATTGACGCGGAGAGTGATGGCTATTATAATCAAATCAACAAACGTATGAAGGAGTATTTCCCTCAGAAATTTGCGGAATCTTCTACTGAAGAAACAACAAAAGCTGCACCCGTCCAAAACGTAGCTTCTGTTAGCAGAAGATCAGGTGGACGCAAGTCTGTGAAACTCACCAAATCGCAGGTAGTTATCGCTAAGAAATTAGGGGTGCCGCTAGAGGAATACGCAAAATACGTGAAGGAAGGATCTTAATATGAATGATAAACTAAAAACTTCACGCGAGTCTGAATCTAGAATAAAACTTTCTAGAAAGAAAGATTGGACTCCACCATCCAGTTTGGATGCGCCAGCTGCGCCGCAAGGCTATGCACACAGATGGATAAGAACTTCTACAAATGGTTTTGAAGATCCAGGTAATGTATCTAAAAAACTTAGAGAAGGTTGGGAATTCGTGAAAGCAGAAACCGTTTTAAGTGAAATGGGCGAACACGATTATCCTGTTATCCATGAAGGAAGACATGCTGGTTTAATCGGAATTGGTGGCCTTGTGTTGGCAAGGATACCGGAGGAGATATTGAAAAGTCGTGCTGAGTATTTTCAAAAAATAACTCAAGACAGAACAGACGCGGTTGATCGAGATCTTATGAAGGAGCAACACCCGGACATGCCTATCAATATTGATAGACAGTCTAGAGTTACCTTTGGTGGTAGTCGTAAAAAATAATTTTTTTGCATTACCTACTAAGATAGCTTGGATTAATAATAACAAACTAAGTTAAGGAGAAACTAACTATGTCAAACGTAAGTGAAAAGTTCGGTCTTAGACCCTACAGAAAACTAGACGGCACACCATTAGTTGGCGCTCAAAACAGATATACGGTTAAACCCGGATATGCAACTGCGATATTCCAAGGAGACTTGGTAGTTCCTGTTTCTACAGGAAATATCGAAAGACATACTGGTAATACTAGTTATGCTGCTGTGGGCGTTTTTAACGGAGTTTTTTACAACGATCCAACTACTCAAAAGCCAACCTATAGAAACAACTACCCTGGTGGAATTACTCCAACTCAAGGCGATATTACTGCCTTTGTTGTAGATGATCCAGATGCAGTGTTTTTAATGGACGCAGACCAGGCTTTTACGAGAGCGGATTTGTTTAAAAACTACTCAGTTACAACAGCAGGTGGTGTTACACAAACAGGAATATCAAGCGTACAATTAGATGTAAGCGCCTCAGGCGTTGCAGCTACTTTTGCGGTACAAGCAATCGATATATCACAGGATCCAACTAATTCGGATACTTCTACATCGAATGCAAATATTCTTGTTAGAATCAACAACCACTTCTATAGAGCCGCTACAGCGGGAATAGCTTAATAAAGGAGAATAACTATGGCAATATCACGAAGTCAACTAGTTAAAGAACTAGAGCCAGGTTTGAATGCTTTATTCGGCCTGGAATATAGTCGTTATGAAAATCAGCATGCTGAAATTTTTGCGACTGAAACATCTGACAGAGCTTTTGAAGAAGAAGTAATGTTAAGCGGTTTCGCTTCTGCACCAACTAAACAAGAAGGTGCTGGAGTAGTGTTTGATCAAGCAGGTGAAACTTTCACAGCAAGATACAACCACGAAACAATCGCTTTAGCATTTGCTATCACTGAAGAAGCAATTGAAGATAACCTATACGATAGACTTGCGGGCAGATACACAAGAGCCCTTGCAAGATCTATGGCAAACACGAAGCAAGTTAAAGCTGCGAACATTTTGAACAATGCGCAAGTTACAAATGCAACTGGTGGAGATGGAGTATCATTAATTAATAATGCTCATCCACTAGCTACAGGCGGAACTTTCTCAAACGTTCTTGCTGTTGCTGCAGATCTTAACGAAACTTCTCTCGAGCAGTCATTAATTGACATCGGGGCATTTGTTGATGAAAGAGGCTTAAAAATAGCCGCTTCAGGGCAGAAAATGATCATTCCGAAAGAACTACAGTTCACTGCGGAAAGAATCATGAAATCACCAATGAGAGTTGGAACTGCAGACAATGATATCAATGCAATTAACAACATGGGAATGGTTCCTCAAGGTTACAGAGTTAATAACTTTTTAACTGACACGGATTCGTTCTTTTTGTTAACTGATATACCTAACGGACTTAAATATTTCGTTAGATCACCTATCAAGACTGCTATGGAAGGAGACTTCGATACAGGTAATATGAGATTTAAAGCTAGAGAAAGATACTCTTTTGGATTCTCAGATCCAAGATGTATTTTTGGTAACGGAAACTTACCAACTAGTTAATAGTCAATATATTTAACCCTCAGGGTTACTAAAAAGGGGCGGTGTTCACATCGCCCCTTTTTTTATGTATAATACAAAGACCTAGAAAAAATAAATTATTTTGTAGACTGACTAGGCAGACGGTATAGAGACTACAAAATTAAAAGCTATACAAAGGAGAAACTATTATGGCAAACACAACTTTTGAAGGACCAGTTAGATCAAAAAACGGTTTTATCAACTTAGGACCAGGTGCGGTAGACGCAAACACTTTAGCAACTAACATGACAGTAGCTAATAATGCTGGAAGAATAATGCTTATGGATCCAGCAGGTACACCAACTGCAATTACAATTCCCGCAATTGTTTCAACAGCAGATGGAGCAAACGCAGGACCAGGAAGTGATCCAGCTAACCCAAATACTATTGGAACTACTTTTGAAATTCTTTTTACAGATGATTTCACTGGTACAATTAAAACAGCTAACACAGCAGATAAATTTGTTGGTATGATTACTGCGGGTATTGATGCTTCTGTAGCAGGGAAACAATGGGTTCCTGCAGCAGCAAACAATGAAATTAATTTAAATGGAGAAGCTGGAGCAGCTGTTGCTACGACAGGTGGTTTAAAAGGAACTTATCTTAAGTTTACTGCAGTTGCAGCAAACTTGTATTTAGTACAAGGTTTGACTAACGCAACAGGTACACTTGCAACACCTTTTGATACTCAATAATAAATAATTAGTGGCTCCTTCGGGAGCCGCGAACTAGGAGAATTTATGTCAAGTACAAGTATACAAGCAAAAATGTTTAAAGCAGTGGCTGCGGATACAAACAGTATTGCTACATCACAAACTACAGCAGGTGCAGCCGATTTAGCTTTAACTTCAGCATCTGTGAATGATGGTTCTAACATGGCCTCAACTGTAACTATTAAATCTACAGCAGGAAATAACTCATCCATAACTTTTACCGTCAGTGGTACAGATGTTAATGGAGATTCTGGA